AAAAAATCGCCCAGACACCTATTTTGATATGGGTCCAGAGAGATATTTAACTACCACTGGTGTAGGAAAGGGTCAAACCCTACATGCTGTTCCAATTGAACGCGCTGTAACTCGTCCAGAAACTGCCGTGGAATATGCAGGTGGAGCCGGTTATTCTAATTCTGCAGCCTATGTCCCGGGTGAATATATGCCCTCTCAAAATATAGAATTGGGTGCAGTTCCACTCGCGGCGGCTTCTGCAGTTGGACGAAACTGGGCACATGATGCCGACTATGGTATTAAATCCACAAAAGCCTATAACAATAATCGCACAGCAAATAACCAAAACGGCGGATATTTCGGGGCAATCGGAGGTGCTATAGGTGCAGTTATTGCACCTGTAATGGACGCCATTCGTCCATCGCGTAAAGAAAACACAGTTGGTAATTTGCGACCCTATCAAAATGCTAAAACTACTGTTTCAGAATCCTATATTTTTAATCCGGCTGACCGACCAGGAACTACCATCCGCGAAACCACGGAGAACTCCAAGTTTCATTTAAATGTAAATGCTGGCCAAAATGGGGGTGCATACCAAGTATCCGAACAACAAGCTATACAAAATGCACGGCAAACTACTGGCAACTTTTATTATTCAGGTATTGCCGCCGCCGGGGCTGACCGCCGAGGCGCTCGTACATATGACGCCGAATATAGACAACGCAATAACGACGTAAAATCGTCCACGATTAATGGCCGATTAGTTCCTGGAAATATGGCATTAATGAATGGAAATATTAATATGCGACAAGTTGACCGGGATAGTTCTCTGATTAATAATCGCGCGGTTGCGCCTACAATGCCATACCAGACCCCCGATGTGGCGAATATGGGAACATTAGCAGGTCATCCTAGTTCTAGTCTATATCAAAATATTCAATTAGACCGCAATACACCTGACATTTTGTCTGCACTTTCTAGCAATCCTTTTGCTCTAAGTGTTACTAGGTAAGTTGCACACTATAAAATATTATAAGTACCCCCATTTGGCAAAATATTTAGCGTCGGTGTAATACAAACTAAATATTTTGTTATGTTAGTATAAATCGGGTAGTCCATTAAATGATTATTCTCTTTTTGTTTCACGTCTTATGTTATGATGTGTGGTTTTATGCAATACATGTTGTATTACACAACAATCGCTTTTACATTATACACAAATTGCATCACGAAACACCTCATAACTTGCTTACATATAGGGATACAAACATTGGTCATTACGTAGAAAATATGATTGAACCTCTTGGTATAATAATTCCATTTTTTATAACTAAATGTTCTCTTGTGGCATTTTTATACGCCGTTATTTTTACACATATTAGGGGACACATGCGACACGATAATCGGTGTTCATGGTTGGTGGGTAATCATCATATATTGCATCATAAACATAGGCGGTATAATTTCGGAGAATATTGGATTGATACGTTATGCGGAACTAGATATCCAGATGAAAATGAATATATATACGGATATATATATCAATAAAACAAAAATATATAAACGAATAGTGTTATGTAAAAATATTATATAAACAGATAAAATGTTCTTTAGCGCATTATTCATTATTTGCACATTATTTTACAGCGGGTATTCTTTCACCGACACAGTGAGAGAACTGGATGTATCGCAATATATTGGCCATTGGTTTCAGGTCTACGGAGCGCCATTTGATTTCACATTTCAAGGCTATGGAAAATGTATTACCGCGGACTATGGTGTATTAGACACCGGAAATGTCAGCGTATTTAATTCACAATTGTCTTTGAAAAACGAATTGCAACCCATTGGCGGATATGCTTATTATGAGCACAAACTAGAACCTGGTAAATTGATGGTACATTTAGAAGGAACGCCTAAAGATGCGCCTTATTGGATAGTAAAGCTGGGAGAAGTAGTCGGGGGGCAATATCAATACAGTGTTATAACAACTCCTACTGAACTAGCACTATGGGTTTTAGCGAGAGATGTTGACGTTTTTTCGCAAAAATACGATGCGGAAGTTCGCGAGTTTTTAGACGCACATAATTGGACATATATCTCTATTCAACAAACCCGATGTTTAGAAGACTTGACTACAAATGTGCAATCTCAATGTCAAATTGTCAGTTATTTGCGTCGCTCTGGATTCCCTGAAAGCACCCTAGGAACTATGGTATGTATTAGCAAATACGAGAGCTCGTATAACTGCGATGCAACAAATAAAAACACTGATGGGTCTACCGATTATGGACTATTTCAAATCAATAGCTATTACTGGTGTTCAGGCGACCCTAAATCAAAATACAATGAGTGTTCGGTGTCATGTAGTAGTCTTTTTAACTGCCAGACTAATAGCAATTGTGCTTACAAAGTATGGCGTCAACAGGGATACAATGCATGGTATGGCTATAAAAACCACAAGACAGAGTGTGATAACTACAAGGTAGCTTGCTAGATGGGGATTGTGTTATATATTTTATATGTATAATATATACTTGAATGTCATCTTACATTGAGTTCAATACCCCACCTTCAATGACTTATTCGCGAACGGTTCCAGTTGCACCCGCGTTTATGATGAAAAGTCTTTTTACAGACAATTCCAAAGTAGTATATAAACCGGGTAGTTTAGCAGCCGGTGGCGTTGGAACAGTTAAAAACACCCGTCATAAATCAAGATTTATATAATGATTATATAAATATATTTGCGTGTATATTTATATATGAGACCGATAACTACACAAACAATTCAACCTGTTGCTACACTAGTGAAACGTATACCATCGGTTGTTGATCATGTTAATACTAAACCGGTTGCTAGATACCCACCGATGCGAACACGAATAATTTATTCTGTTGCTACTCTAAAAATGTTATAAATTGATTGATTTATGATGATATAAAAAATAGTTATTTACAAAGAGATATTATTACAAAGACAAATTATACTAGAGACATATACTATATAATATACCACCCCCTCTCAAATAATACACACTTTTACGAAGAGAACAGTTGTGTCATGATTTCAGCCTCTCTATTTTGCGAAGGAGGCAAGAAGATAGACGCTAATATATCATCATCGCGGAAACGCACGGTATAGTCCTGTTGAATCTTGTTGCGACCAATTCGTCCTATTGCTTGAATTATTTTCTGCTGTGTCATATTCTGCAAATCTCGGCCAATGAAACCATGACAGAACTGGTAGTTGGTTCCATAGATATAATCCGACGATGCTATAATAATAAACAGCTTTTGATTTATGGCCAACCGTTTCATTATTTCCATATATGTAGGCGGTGTACTGACGTCAAATGTTCCTATGCCCATTATCAATAGGAGTTTCTTATTGGTATCTACATCCAACATCATAATCTCCTTTATAGTTTCCTCTTCTATATCTGGAATAAACGCATTTTTTACTGGGTCAGAACCAGAAGGAAGCCATAATTGCTGATGCTGTTGCGTATTTGGGAGATATACCTTATCCATACTTACGACCTGGATTTGGCTTCGCATTTTGTCAACATCGTTTTTTAACGATTTTACTTCACTGCTGAAGTTTTCGCGCTCCATTTTTTTCGTCTTTTCTGCATCTTTACCCAACTTGTCTTCCAACAGTTTTTCCATGGCGTCCAGTTTCTTTTGAAAATGATTATTGCGCTCTATTTTTTCCAGCATTCCAGCTAAAACGCGGTCTGGGATTTTGGTCTGATGAATCAAGAATGCACCTACTTTCTGTATGTCTTCAGCCAAATAAATAGTAGGTCCATCCGTCAATGTATGTGCATCCGCCGTGGTGAGTAATATCCCTGCTTGGGCTGACGACCCCGGTGCTGCGGCCACGGTAGGCGCCGCAACCGGCGCGGATACACTGCTCTGTCGGAAAATGGGTTGCCCGGCTGGGCGAACGATTTCCTCACTTTGGATATTGCGAAGTGTTTCTGCTTGTAAATTGCGGGAAATATTTCCGATAGTGCTAATGCTATGTGTTTTAGTAATAGATTGTTGGGATTGGGGTGGTTGAGATAAATACGCATACATTGCCGGCCAATGTTCGGAGTCAATCTTTGACAGCAATTCCAAGTAATATATCTTCAATCCGTTCATGGTCACCTTCTGAATGTCGTCATCAAAGTAATACTCCATCTTGTAGACCTCTTCTATTACTCCTGCTGTGTTATTAGCATATTCTATGAACCGGATGATTTCCTTCAAATCAAAGTATCGCAACAAGGATTTGTTTTCGCAGCAATGGGCGGCACATTCCTGCAATTTATCATATTGCGAAAACAGAAGATGCGGAAGTGCGCAACGACCGTCTTTACCCATCAGCGATATAGATTTCTTGCAATCATAGCTTTGAATAGTGAATACGTCCGCGTCATCAAACCTGCTCCGGAAATCCATTATAGTAGACGCCATTTCATGTTCTTTAGGCAAAGTAGCACACGATAATACCATCTTGGAAATGCGGTTTTCGGCCCAGTTTCGGTGGATTTGTTCGTGTAATTCGTGTGTCTCATAATCCATAGTAATAGTGGGTTCATCCCAGTATGTAATGATACGCGATTCTGGATTAAACGCCAACATATACTGCATGGCAATCAAATACGACTTTACATCGCAAAGCATAATCTCAACCTTGTCGCCTATGCTGTTATCCACTTTACCGATTCCACCGGACCGCTTGTTGATGGTATAGTCAGTTGCTGCGAAATAATGGAGGCGAATATCGGACGCAGTTTCGCAACCAAACGCAAATGCAATCTTCTTTTCCACAGATATAGCACTTTTTGCTAAAGCCAGTCCAACATGCCTCGCAACACAGACAAAGATGACTTTATGACTATTAGCTAATCCAATTGGCGACATTGTCTTACCGGTTCCAGTGGGTGCCATATACAATACCAGTTTGGGGCGTTTATCGCGGTTGAATATAGAGAACAGTTCCTTCTGATGCGAATACAGGCACAGGTCCTCATATTTCAACAAATAAGGATTTTGCTCAATGATTTGATATGCGCTATGAACCACGTCTGAAATGGTAGTTTTCGCCTTTGTATATGTAATAACTGCATTTACAAACTTGGCTACAAATGGGTTGATGTATTCTATGGAGTTTGTCTGTAATTGAATCAGAGAATACAAATAATATACGAATGGTTTATCGCCAACTATCTGATTTGCAGCGGCGGCGGATTCGCCAGATTTTTTCGCGGATTTTTCTTTTTTAGGGACTGCATATGTCGGCTCAAGTAATACCAGTTTCTCGGCCAACCTTTCGCAAAAGTCCAATAGAGTATATTCAAATATTTTAACACGACTGGTGCTGATATCCATGTTTTCAATACGAATAGAATCTCCGCGTTTGAGTGCCTTGCTGTCTTTAGCCGATGTTGCCGGAACTGTAAATGGTGTAATACCTGAACGGGCTGAATACTTACCTACGATGTCTGCTATAGTGGGCTGGAAATATTTTTCGTAGAGACATGTTTCATTGGAGGCCGTTTTTTCTAATTTCATAAACTGTATAATGGACAAATGCCGGTTTGACCGTATATTGACATTGCCGCTACCTTCATTTATCATTTTTAATACAAATAATTCGTCATCCTGAACAGATATTTCAATACTATTCCATTCAGCGCGAGAGAGTTTTGATTGTGTAAGATCCATTGTTGATTATTAGAGTTAGTTGTTTGTTTTGGGGAAGTAATTAGTAAGATATAATAAACTGTATTCATATTATTTAATAAATAAGATTTCAATTTTCTGGTGTAAAACACATAAAACATAATAAATATATACATAATACTAGTTGTTATGTATATGTTATCCGGATGGTTTGAAAAACCCATAAACAGAATAGGATTTGAAGACATGAAATATGCAATAGAACACTCATCTCAATACTTGCTGATTAATACTCTGCCTGCATCAGAACAACGATGCCTTATTAAAAATACATTACCATGTGCAGTAGAAGAAACTGCAATAAACGAAAAAATAACACAATTGCAATTACGTAAGTGTTGTATAATTGTGTATGGCCGAAATGCGGCAGATGCAACAGCCGATAAAAAATACAAACAACTGACTACACTCGGATTTACAAATGTATATATTTACGCCGGGGGATTATTTGAATGGTTGCTATTGCAAGATGTTTATGGAAATAGCGAGTTTCCAACAACGGAAAAAGAATTAGATATACTGAAATATAGGGCGGCTAAACAATTTGATATTCCGCGAATTGGGTTTTAATGTCTAGGTGTGTGGTATGATGCCCATGGGCATCACATACAATACATCCTAGCATCATGCTTGTCATACGGATTTTTAATCCATACGACCAGACATTAAACCTTTGGACAATAATGCGAAGATATCCGGACGCGAAACGGTAGGATATCGCGAAAACTCTGGAGAACGAATTTCGCAATAGTTTGCGTCTACTATGATTTCGGTAAAGTATCCAAATATTCCAAAAATGCCTTTGTTTCCGTATATCCACCAATAAACTCTCTGTCTAAAAACACAACAGGAAATGTTTTATGTTCTTTTCCGGCGATTTGTTTTATAAATTGAAAAAATTGGGGTTTAGAATGTGCAATATATTCATCACAACAGACTTCGTCAACTGCTGGGTTCTCATGTTTTAGTAATTCCATAACCATCTTGCAATAGGAACATCCACTGCGCGTATATATAGTATATATTCCGTCCATCGGTTGTAAATAATCCATTTCTTGATATATATGATATAGTATATTTATTATTGCATATTATAAATAGCACGTTGCTTCCATAATTGCGCATAATGTTTGTGTTTTTGAGTAGCTCGCTGTTCTAGTCTATATTCTGTATATGAGTGTAATATGATTTGATTTTTATATATAATTACATCGTGTCCATCAATTATATTATATACTAAATCAAAATCGTCAATTTTGCTCATATTGTCCCTTATATTTCCAAAATAAAGTTCTCCTAATAACCCTGGTCCAGTTGGGTATAACATATTGAATCCATAATAATTGGTTTTTGTATTGTGCACAATACGTTCAATACATTTAAGCAATAATGGATTTCCCGGTTTTGAAATAATGAGCGCATTATAAATACCATATGTTTCCGGTTTCCAAAAATGCGGCCTCTCCAATACAAAATGTTCTCTGTCCATTATATCTATGAACTTGAATCCATCCACACATTGATATTTTATATCTAGATATACGCCTCCATGTATATACATAACACAATATCGCCATAAATCCGCCTTGTATGCTCCTGGTAATAATGTATTGTATGCAGCAACTACATCTTCCGGAAAATGCGCTTTTATGAAATCTTCACAATCGCTGTCATCAAATAAAAAGTATTCCAATTCCGGATTTTGTTTTTTGGTATTTTGAACATTTTCTGCCATTTTAGTCGGTAATTCTTTGCTATGCCAAGTTTGAAACAATTTCATGGGAACAACTGAGGTATTGGGAGAACTTGGCGATTGATATAGCGATTTTATTGTTTGTTTGACTTTTACATTATTATATACCGGTTCTGAATATTGATTAGAAAACATACAAATAATAAAATATATGATTACTACAACTAAAATAAAAATACTCATTTTCATAATCATTTTTATATCCATCATTGTTATATCCATCATTTTTATATCCATCATTGTTGTTATCTATATTTTTGTATATAATATGAAAATATATTATGATATTCAAATATACGAACAAAAAATTGATTACAAATATATATAGAGTTATTATGCCATATACTAATACAATTGATTAATCTATTATAAAATGTCTATATCCAATAAACCATTATTAGCTACTATTGAGGGAAATATCGGGGCAGGTAAAAGCAGTATTATAGCAAAAATGAAGGAAAAATATGCAGAACGGTTAGATGTCGTATTTGTCCAAGAACCGGTGGATATTTGGGATGGTATATGCGACGAAAATGGCACGAAAATGCTTAACTTATTTTATCAAAATCCGAAGGAGCATGCATTCGCTTTCCAACAAATGGCCTATATAACTCGTATTTCTCTATTGCGCAAAACTATTGCAGAAAACCCTCAATGCAAAATAATTATTTGTGAGCGGTCATTAGACGCTGACCGTAATATTTTCGCTAAAATGTTGTTTGACGATGGTATTATCAGCAAAGTGTGTTTTCAGATATACAATCTGATATATGACGAGTTCACTGGCGGATTTCCCATTGACCGGTGTGTGTATATTGATGCCGACCCTGAAGTATGCTCAGAGAGAATTACGAAACGTTCGCGTTCTGGTGAATCGGATATAACATTGGAATATCTTACGAAATGCAAGAAATACCATGATGATTGGCTAATTGGTAATAATACTCAGCCTGTTTTGCATATTAAAACAAACCAAAATGCGACTTATATGGATGGAGACGATGAAGATTGCGGAAACCAATGGATACAACAAATCATGGAGTTTATACAAGAAAAATAATGTCTAGGTGTGCGGTATGCCCCCATGGGTGGTATTACATACATTAATGTTTCCTTGTATGTTTAGCCATTTTACGAGCACGTTTGTGCATTTTCTTTGTTTTAATATGAGATTTTGATTTTCGCCTCATTGTTTTTTTGGGTTGCTTCTTTGATGTTTTATGTTTTGACCCACCACCCTTCTTTTCAATTTGTAATAGTTCACGTTTTGCAGGTTTGAATAAAGGACTATTACTCTTTTTCAGCGATTTGTCATTTTCCTGCGATTCGTCAGCTTTGGATAAACTAACTTCACTATTTGACTTCTTCTCCATAATGTCGTTTATTGATTTGGGAATATTTGGTTCTGATTTCAAGGTATTACTTTTATTTTTCTGCAATTGCGACATTGGGTTTTCTCCATTCACGACATTTTCATTTGACGATGCATATAGTTTACCCAAATCCTGACTTGCGTCAGCTTTGGATAAACTATCTTTACTATTTGGCTCCTTAATTTTTGATAATAATTGGTCACGAGGTTGGCCTTTGAATTTGCGTAATGATGGGGTTTGTAGATTCACGACATCGTCATTTGGTGGTTCCTGATGTTCATCATTTGTACCAATCGCTAATATATTTGAACTAAATCCACTATTATCAGATGCATCTTCTGGGGGCTGAAGTTCATTATTTTCACCAATTGCTTTTTTAATATTTGGTAAACTTTCATCCAGTTTTTGTCGCAAAAGAATAATTAATTTATTAGCCTCGTCTATCTCTGACCGTAATTGTATTATTTCTTGATTGCTTGTTTCGGATAATTTCTGCATTTCTTCTTCATTGGCTTTCAACCTAGAATTAATTTCAACACCCTCATCTAGATTCGCTTGAGCGGTAGTAAGGTCTATTTGAATTGATTCTAGTTTGGTTTGTAATTCATTTATTTGGCGTTCATTTATGATTTTTTCTTCTTCAAGTTCATTTATCTTTTGTTGTAACTTATGCATTTCATTTTTATGCTCTTCTAATAAATCATCCATTCTTTGCATAACGATATCATAATTCTCACGAAATTTTTCCAACTCATTAATTGCGGCATCAAAATCGCTTTTAGTTTTCGTCAATTTATTATTTAATTCAGTATTATCATTATTTGCGGCTTGCAATTGTTGATTTAAATCATCCATTTGGCTTCGTAGTTCATTTATTTCATCATTTTTTGCAGTTATATTACTATTAAGTTGTTGTAATTTATTTTCTAATTTTTGCATTTCTGCAGTCATAGATTTTATATGCTCAACCCTACTATTAAGCTGCTCTAGATAAGTTTGGATTTCAGCATTTGCACTAGTTTTGTTATTTGTTATTTCCAGGTTTAATTTGTATAGCGACTCAAGTAATTGAGTATTATCATTTTTCAATTTGGATATTGCATCCGTATATTTGGTTTCAGCTTTTGAAAATGCTTCTACATCTATACTATGTTCATTATTTAACTCATCAATTATTTGCTGTGCTTCAACTTCTGTTTTTAATATTTTTGCGTTCAAAATATCTTTTCTTTGTTTACATTTCGTTATAAGCTCATTGACCGAATCAATATAATTGTCTATGCTAGTACCTAACAAGTGTATATTATCTATTAAGTTGTTAGAATATTTTGGTGCTCCTGGTTGAATAGATGCAGCTGGTTGAATTGATGAGATTGCTGTGTCTGCCATTATTATTATATATTATAATAATATTTTATAATTACCTAAACTACACATGGATAAAAATTATTTATTGGTAATAATGTCTATCGGCATGGTAGTTTGTCACTAAAATATTCAACCATAAAAATAGTATCATCCTATCTTTATGGCTGGACAATATACAAATAGCGTAATAATGAACGTACGAGATTTTATGTCCTTTATGTAATAGAACTCTATAACCCGTGTTTTTCACAGAGTAACACTATGGCTTACATTAGAAACTAACATATCATTTTTACTCTCTTCGCCTGGCAGTTCATTTATAGCTTTAGCTGTTGCATTGTCAGCATTCTCTATCTGTTCAGTAAGTTCTTGTATTTTTTTGTTTGCTTTATCTATCAATTCAGTAAAGTTTGGTACATTATTTACTGTTTCTACTACTTCAATATCAATTGGACGTCTTGTCTTACCATCATATTTAGGAGTTGCATTTACTTCTAATACATCAATCTGCGATACTGGGATAGTATTTTGTTTACTTTCAATACCCATCTTAACTTGACCACGAACCATAAATGGTAAATTAAACAAATTACCAAATATATTACCAAATCCATTTGTACCTGAAATAGAAGCACTTTGACTAGGTGGTTTTGTTTTGGTAATTGCTATTATTGAAGCTTCTATCATTTTTTGTGATAAATCGCCAACATTTACTGAGGATTTCGTAGAACTTGCAGAAAAACTACCAATTAAATTATCTTCTGGACTATCAGATAATCTAAAAGAAGAACTGCCAATTAAATTATCTTCTGGACTATGAGATAATCTAACAGAAGAACTGCCAATTAAATTATCTTTTGGACTAGCAGAACCCCTATCCGGAATATCTAATGAAAAACTACTCATACTTATAGATATAGTATAATTTATAATCACATATTTAACGTCTATATGACTTAATGTATGGACGTATAAGACTAGACGCATGGAATAACTCCATGTGTATAGCATTGACATATATGTAATAAAATGACACCCGTTGGCATCATGCCACACACCTAGTCATTAAACAAAGATGGGGGAGAGTCCGAGACCAACACCTAGACCAAGGCCGTTGCGGGCAGATTCAGAGATGGTTGGGAGGAAAACATCAAGGATGCTAAATGTGGCGGCGGCAGACAAGGCGAGGATAACAACTTCCTCAACATTGAGAGACTTCTTGGGGATGACAATACTGACAACAGCAATGACAAGACCCATTACTAAATACTTAACAATACGTTTAACTAATTCAGACAAATCGAAGCCCATTGGATTCTTATATATAACATAAACAAAAAAATATGCAGAAATATAAACAATATAACAAATATATAAATATAGTAAATTACTTAAATACAGTTTTGCTAAATATTCTATAATGTCTAACCCATCCACTTTTGAACGAAAAAAATTACCGAATGGAAAACAAAATCCTAAATATGTTGATTTATGCGACGAAGACCCCCCAATTGCCGGACAGAAGTTCGCATGCATGTCATTCGTTTCACCTGAAAAAATATTAAAGAAGCGCGAAACCTATTTATTTGACCAATTTGTGCAACAATGGGATTTTTCTAAATCTCTATCAAAGTTCTTTGACTTTTTGCATTTTATGGCATACAAATATAATTTGAAAATTGATGACTTGGTTGCAGACTTTAATGATTTTGCTAAAGAAGAGGAAATCAAGATAAAATCGGTTTCAGTGGAAGATGACTTCAAAAACTTCTTAGATAAACAAGAAGAGACACTTACACAGCAGTTTCAGAAAGAACATGCATTTCAGACATCTACCCGTGGATTAAAGATTCGTGGTGTATATCCTACCCAAGACGAAGCTGAAATACGGTGCAAGAAATTACGTGAAAATGACCCCAATCACGACATATTCGTTGGTCCAGTAGGAATATGGGTTCCTTGGGATCCAGATGCGTATAAGACTGGGCGTATTGAGTTTATGGAAGAAGAACTTAATCAACTGCATCAGGAGAAGCTAAAGAATGAGGAAAAGGCAAAACAAGAGTTTGAACAAAGAATCAAAGAAACTAAACGAAAGGCGATTGAAGAAAATATCAAATTGGCCGAAAAGAGTGGTAATGTATTAACACAAACTTTAGACGAAAATGGCAATTTAATCGGTGTAAAAGAAACAGTCAATTTTGATGAACGTGAAGTTGCCGACACTGCAACCACTGATATCCGCAATGAACTATTACGGTCTACCTATGCTAAAGAAGAATAATGTGTAATATAAATACTCGTCTGATTATATAGTATATATTTAGTGTATACTATATAATGGATTTATGCAGATATAAAAACATGTTCGGTGAACTTGGAACCGGTATTCATTCTTATCGGATATACAATATAGCCTATTTAGATTTTGTGGTAACCGCAATTGGTGCTTATATTTTATCAAAAATACTGGATACGCCATTTTTATATACACTAATTGGTTTTTTTATATTAGGTATAATAATACATCGGTTATTTTGTGTCCGAACTACTATAGATAGGTTTCTATTTCCGAATGCAGACTAATTGTCTATATATATTCAGATAATATATATAAACATTATTTTACATTATGATGCATACAGATAGCGAACAGAGTGCAATAAATATAATGAACGCAATGCATACAAATACAACTAAACGTGAAGACAAAGCAACCCGGCGTGAAACGCGGTATGAAAAATGGAAACGCGAACGAAAAGCCAAAAATGGATGGTCATCATGGTGTTGTTATTGTTTTGGAAAACCATCCGCTGAAACCAATAATCTAGACACAACTCCGCTTACATACAACTAATCACTAATATTGGCTATATCAATTTACTACTCTCCACATAATGCAGTTATATATTATCCGCCATTTGAGAAAACTCAGCTGGTTGTTCATCATCCGAGAATTGAGGTATATCTTTACTTGCCACGATTTCATTGATTGCAGCAATATGTAGGTCTCCCATAATTTTCGCTTGTTGAAGCATATGTAATCTATGACCATTCATCTCTATTTGTCGTTCCATTGCCATATTTGCGTCTCGTAAATCTCGTATTTTATTTTCCAGGTAATATTTTTTATACTCTCCTAGTTCTCTTCCAATTCTATATATTTTACCGTAAAGCTCGTTATATTTATCTTCAAACTCCTGTTTTTCTCTTTCCAACCGTGTGGCGATTTCGCTGCTTTCGGTAAGTTTGCGAACAGTTTCATCGCGTTCACATTCTACCGCAATAATGCGTTCATTTTTTTCAGCCAATTGTGCTTCAAGACTAGAAACTAAGTCATTAATGTCTAGTTGTGTTATATGATGCCCGCATGCATCACATAACATACATCTAGCATCATGCTGATCATTAAATTGTTGCATTTTAGAGTATTGTTGTTGTGTTATATAAATATTTGAGGAATGTATTGCTAAATTGTTTTCAAATCTTGCAATACCAAACATGGTGTATGTATGTTTCAATTTTATGCCGACTACCACTTGGTTTTTTTGACATTGATTGGTGGTCCAGCACTCTTCTTTTTGTTTTTACTAGGGTCATATGCCTCATCTTCGTCGTCGTCAGCCAAGTTTTTGGATATTTCCCAGAACTCTTTTGACCCCAGTTTGAAATCCGGTCGTTTTTCGGCTTTATACCAGAATATTTGGTCCTGCAGTTTATTTGATTTAGCATTATTGTTTATGACTAAACATTCGTAGTTTTCCGTGGTTTGGTCCATAACCGAATTAAATGATTCAAATGTGGGAAACATAGATGCATAGTTCTCCCAAATACGTTTGCGATTTGTCATATACGGTTCTCGCAAAATAAACACATAGTCAATATTGGTTCTTAAATTGGGCGGAATACCCAATGGATATTGCATAGTAATAATCAACATGACTTTCCAATGACGCCCGTTCATGAAAAGCAGACGCATCATTTTGTCCCGGGTCCAGGTTTGGTCATACAAACAATCATCCAAAATAACAAATGTGCGTGGGTCAATTGTGCTCCTGCGATACGTTTCTATTTCTTTATTTACCTGTTTTAGCACCGTCCTTTGGCGCTTCAAAATGTTCTCTATTAATACTGTATTGTATTCTTCGTGAATAAACAATTTAGGAACATGTGCAGCATAAAAACCATTACCCGCTTCTGTTCCTGAAATAACGGTTCCAATAGGAATATCCTGATGGTGATATAGCAAGTCTTGCACTAAAAATGATTTACCAGTATCTCTTCTTCCAATCATAACAATAACCGGGCCTTTGTTTTCATCCGGCTTAAATGTTATAGATTTCATGTCAAACTTTTTCAATTCTAGAGTCATAGTTCTCCTAAATGATAAAATAGAATATAATATACATTGTTATTTTTGTGCAGAACCCCGGACGAGAACACTGGTTTATTTAGCAATAATAATGGCAATCGTTTAAATGCGACGGTTTTTATATTTATCACTAAATATACAGATATTTAGTAATATGCAAACTCAATATCGCAAATCAGATATAGTAGATTTAGAGAACCTACGAAATACATATGAAAATACCGAGCATGACATCCTGAATAGTTATTCGCCTTTCAATATTACTGGTCTACAGCACTATAATCCAGTATATTCGTGTTTTTTTGAATTAAATGAAACCAATGTAGGAAGAACAACATTGAAACACAAATATGCTATACATGATTTAGATACAGTATCCGATACAGAAACCGGAGAACTTGTGCCTAAACCGGTATTTATAAAGTTCTCCCCCCTTTTAGATCCAATTAAATATATGATTGGTAAATACAATGCATCGGATAATGCTATACGGACATTACCAGCACTTCCTAGTGCAGATAGTGTTTCAGTATGCCACGATAAACTTGCTGACCGAAATAATGCCTCATATATTGACTGTTTTTTCAGTTATTTGAGTAGTCAGTTATTGCACCGACATGGATTAGTCAACGCCGTAGATTTCTATGGTTCTTATTTAGGCATTCAAGAGAAATACAAAATGAATATTTCCGACGATATTGAATATTTATGCACATCCAGATATTTCAATGAGAACGTGGGAAAACTATTCAAGATTTCGGAAGAAATCCCATCCAATGGAAATTATGGCGATGGGTCTAGGGGCAACAAACCGCGCATAAATATACAGGGTTCTCTTAAATCTCATAATATTTCTTTGATAGATTTAGACATTATTGAAATAGATGACCAAACTGGCGGAAGTGAAACGTCCAAAATGGAGAACCAAGTAGAATCAGTTATAGAAGACACTCCTAAACCAGCCGAAGAAATTATTTATGAAAAGTCTGGTTCTCGTTCATCTACCGAATCATCCGATTCATCCAATAATAGTAGTCTGAACTATAGCACAGATGACAGTGATTCCGAAGACGAAGTGGATGAAGACGCCGATAACGATGAAGACGAAGTGGATGAAGAAAACGATGACGCTGAGTCAGACGAAGAAGGTTATGGCCATTCTGAAGAAGAAGAATCGGAAGACGAAGACCGATTATTTTCATATATGGACAATTTTCCTGTACAAATGATTTGCCTGGAAAAATGCGAAGGGACAATAGACGAATTATTTGAAAAAGGCGAATTATCCAAACGGGAAGGCGCGGCCGCACTTATGCAAATTATTATGACACTTATCGCATATCAACGTGCGTTCTCTTTTACACATAATGACTTACATACCAATAATATCATGTTTGTGTCTACCGAAGCCGAGTATTTGTATTACAGATATAACAAAAAAACTTATCAGGTTCCCACATATGGTCGCATTTTCAAAATAATTGATTTCGGTCGTAGTATTTACCGTTTTGGTGGAAAAACATTTTGCAGCGACAGCTTCGCGCCCGGGGGCGACGCCGCAACGCAATACAATTGTGAGCCATATATGAATGAAGAAAAGGCGCGATTAGAGCCTAACCCCAGTTTTGATTTGTGCCGTTTAGGTTGTTCCATCTATGACTTTTTGATTGAAGATGAATCTGAAGACGAGATGGATACTTTCCAGAAAACCATATACCGTTGGTGTTGCGACGATAACCGGAAAAATATTCTGTATAAACGAGACGGTGAAGAGCGATATCCCAACTTCAAGCTATACAAAATGATTGCGCGAAATGTACATAACCATTCTCCCCAAGTTCAGTTGGATTATCCTTTTTTCAGTCAATTTGCACTTTCTGCTAAAGAATTGAAAAAAGTGGGAAAAACTGCTGCGGCGATTGATATAGATGGAATACCGTCATATATGTAAGAAGAGTCATATGTATGAAAATAACGAAGGTGGGAGTAGGTTTTGATACTAATGTCTGGTCGTATGGATTAAAAATCCATATTATCAGCATGACGCTAGATGTATGGTATGTTATGCCCGCGTGCATCATACCACATACCTAGACACTAAATAACGCGGTTCAATTCTTTAATTAATTCTTGTTTTCCTATTGATTTTGGACCAACCGTGTTGTTATGATTGAATTGTATTTCCCTTATTTTAGCTATATTTTCTTCAATAGATTTTCCATTTGAAAACTTTATAAAATAATGTGATTGTTCACTTTTGTTCTCCGTATCTGTATCTACCACACCTGCATTTACCCCCACACGCCTAAATGATATATCCGAAATGTCTGTTTTTTTTACAAACATGTAATTTTCAGGAATCACAGGGTCTTCTAATTGCCGAGGGATACTGCGTTTTTCCCATATCTGAAATACACATGGAACTGTATAATCTGAGCCATCTACTGTAAATGATTTATCCGGAAGGTCAGTTTCATAGACTAAATGAAACACTGCCGGAAATGCTTTCTGCATGCTTTTTTTTTTGAAACTTTTTGGCAATACGAATGATATGGTATCACAAAATGTTGCAGATTTTTTAATAAACTTTATAGCCATAGAAGATTGTCTACCGAATGGTGGATTTCCTATACAATGGATAAGCCCTTGAGTATATAATGTGTGGGTATAACACAAATAGTCGCGATGTTGTATTTCCGGATGGCCAGGTTCCAAATCATAGAATACATAATTATCGGTTATTTCTTTAATTGCGTCTATAAATGCTCCGCCTCCGGCGCTTGGTTCAATAATAAAATCACTTCGGGTTGGAGAAATATATCTTCTTACATACTCCATACATAAGTTTACTATTGCGGGTTTGGTATAATATTTGTCTATAGTATTGCGTTTAAGTCCAACCGTTTGCATTTTGCAATTTATAAATAGTATATGAATTGTATATTATTTATTGTTTATATTTCATTTTGAATCAAGTTTACTATAAATCTGGTAGAGTTTTGTAAGTGCCCACATCCCAGGGGTTTCATTTTTTTCGTGTAATATGGATTCAAATATTTTTTGTAAATATTCTGCAACAGTTCCACCATTTACATGAACCCATAGTGTATATATGGCAAAATATATGAATAGGGCATATATATCGGTTTTTGTGGTTTTTGTATTATAGATTGTGTATAGAGGTATTCCTTTTAGAATCACATTTACAAGTAAAAAAAATGCAATAGATGATATTTTTGCACCATATAATAAAAGTGCAATTGCTAATAGAATATTGTCTACTATTCCTACAACAAGTGCCCATTTTGGATTATATATAGTCAATTTTGCTATATAAGCCAAATACCAGGCATATATCCAATATGTAAATACTAAGTCTACGCGAATAAGCATATATATATCAACTATTATATAATAGTGGATATATATGTTCAGTCCAGGATTTTTTGCGTGGATTTGTCTATATTATTTACAATGTTCTCCACCGATTTCACATTATCTTCGGCCATAGTATCACCATTCAAAAACTCAATAAGGTTTAGTATAACTGTGATTTTTTCTCGGGTCCATTGGGAATTGAGCATGGCAACTATTTCTTGACTATATAGCGACGTCATGCCGTCTTTATGAAAAATCTTGTCATTGTAGATATCATCTACGTAATTCGCTATGAGTGTATAATAATAATTGATACAAAGTCGTATAATAGAACAATTTTTATATGTTTCCAAGAGTTTTTCTAAACCCCGTTGGGCGCATTTAAAAAGGATTTTCATCCTCGGCGTTTTTTGAACGTATTCTTTTGTGAGAAAATGCTGACATGCGACTTGTATAGGATTATACATATATTGAATATCGGTGCGATTTGTCTTATAAAAATATCGGCAAACGGCTTGAAATGGCCCCGGTTCTTGAAAATAGAGCACATTGTTTTGGATGCAGATTTTTGTGCCGACGGGTTTATTACTTAGTATGGCGAGTTTTATAATGACAGTCAGTGGGTCCAGAATATAGAGTTTTGTATTGACTGCGTTATTGTTTTCAGGTAGTGTATTGGGGGTTATGAATTGAGATACGTTCATTTTATATGTGTATATTGGGAGAGATGGATTAACGTATAGTTATATACTATATGCAAATTGTTTTTATGTGGTTATTGAGGTATTAGTGTTTGCCTAGTATATGCAAAAATAATTATTATAAACATAAATAGCACTAAGCAATGGGAAGCTATATGTAGATTTTGCGAGACCTTCGGTATATAATCGGGGAGCCCTAGTAAATGTATATCAGTTATTGATGTTGTTATTTTGCTTACTAAATAACACAATATAGCTATACTTAATAGAATAAATACCAGAAGTTGTATTGATTTTGATTTTGAAAAAAACGTATAATATGCATATATAATTATCGCTAAAACTATGATAAATCTATCTGCATATTTTACTGCAGTATTTGTATCCATATGGTTCAAAATAGAACTGATAATACCGAGATATGTTATTTGATATAGTAAAGTCAATTGCGGATTATACAAAACCAGCGAAATAATTATAATTAGAGTGCCAATTATTGCAGATGAGTAATACAATGGTATATTCATATATTATATGGTTCATATACTGTATAGTCATATATTATGTAGTCATCTAGTTTTATAGTGGTTGGATATTACTTACAAGGGAGATAAAATTGCTTGTCGGCAGATGCCATCCGGGTAAGTAGCATGGTTCCTTTCCTTAAGCAATTGGATGTATTTTTTGTTGCTTTTAACAGGGCAACTACATACGGGCCATCAGGATTGTCGTGGTCCACAAATAATTGGTATATAACATATGACTCATTCGGCCGAGATGTGTTATACACACTGGTACCGACTGTGTATTGTGCGAAAAACTCCGGGTATGATGAAACATGGTGGTATTTATGTGAAAATATTTTAGAAGTAAGTGATGATAATATGGTCATAATAAAGTTTGCCATTGTTTGGGGTATTGTCAGGTTGATTTACATCTGCTATAGTATAAGTTTAATAAATGTATTTCAATTTTACAACTAACTTGTCATGAGAATCCGTATAATTATATGCGAATTGTAAAAAATTGATTCAATATAACATATAATAATATAAATAACACATATAATATATACTATCATAATCTAATGTCAAAAGCGAAACCAGTCCATTTTCCCAAACCTATTTTGAAATGGGTCGGTGGAAAAACACAAATAATTGATATAGTTATTAATAAGTTTCCCCGAGAAATGCAAAATTATCATGAACCATTTATTGGTGGTGGAAGTGTATTATTTGGTCTATTACATAGTATTAAGACAGGTGCTATACAAGTATATGGTCAGATTTATGCATACGATGCAAATCCCGCATTAATTGGCGTATATAAAAATATACAAATAAATCCGAGAGAACTATTGGACGCAATCCAAAATCTTATAATGGAATATATACAATGCAATGGAACCTCTATAAATCGCACACCGGCGACATTGGAAGAAGCAATGCAATCAAAGGAAAATTATTATTATTGGTGTAGAGGGCGATACAATTCTTTGGATTCAATTGATAAAATGGGTATTATGGGGTCGGCGCTGTTTGTATTTCTGAATAAAACGGGTTTTCGCGGAATGTTCCGAACTGGTCCAAACGGATTTAATATTCCCTATGGAAATTACAAAAACCCCGAAATCATAAATGAGGCGCATTTATATGAAATACACATGCTTATACAAGGGGTGCAATTTGAATGTGCCGACTTTACCTATTCATTGGCGCGAGTAAATGGCGGAGATTTTGTATATCTTGACCCGCCATATGCTCCGGAAAATGCGACTTCCTTTGTAGGGTATACTGAGGCCGGGTTTGGACTAGACAAACATCAAAAATTATTTGAACTGTGTAATACAATGTCTTCGGAAAAAAAATGGATGATGAGCAATGCCGACGTTCCACTTGTCCGCGAATATTTGTGTTCTCCATCCTATATTATTTCGTCTATTATGTGCAAACGGTCAATTAATTCAAAAAATCCCGAATCAAAAGCAAAAGAGGTTATTATAACAAATTACTAATTTGATTATCATAAATATATTTCAATCAATCAATCACAATATTCCATATAATCTCTCGTATAATATCAGTTGCACCAGTATATTCTATTCCATTTGATTTATAAAACGCAATGTTTTTTTGTTTTCCTAGAGAACTTGACAATGCCGGTCCATGTAATACGCCGTATTTCTCCCTACCTAGTTTTTCAGCACAAGCTATGCATAATATTTTTAGAGGTTTTTTGTATAACTCAGGGACGTCAACATATTTATGTGGAACACCCATTATTTTTTCGCCCGCAGTTCCACTAGTAAAATACGTTTGTGATTTTACTTCAATTATGCTATCTTCAGTTTCACCATCCGGCTGGAATCCATTGATGTTTACGGGTTTTGCGTATGATTTGTCTTGCAATAGGAAGAGTTCTCTGCCAATTTCTTCACCTAATACAGTTGTCCAATTGCCGCTTTTTTGTAAGTCTGGCCGCTTTTTCGCTAATATTTCTTGACCCCATATATCTTCCAATTCTTTGTATTTTTTATCATCTCTTGTTCTATTTTGTTTTTCTATTTCTGGTAGAAATGATGTATCCCCAAAAATCCATTGAATAACGGATAGTTCTCTGAGAAATACTATGTCTGTATACTTGCTATTTTTAGCAAAAGTGTGAAATATGGTTATTGTGGTAGAATATGATTGAGGAAGTTGGATTTTACGTTTTATGGTTATCATAGTGTCGCCTTTTATTTTGAGGCGACGAGGTGTAATATTATCTGTCATTATAATCAGTTTATGTAAAATATGTTTAATTTATTTTACATAAAAGGTATTCAATTTTATATATTGGATGTCTGATTGTATGTTAATCATATGGATTTTTAATGTATATCCATTCATACATTAAATTGGTAAGAATTTATGATTGATATATTATATTTCACTGTATATTCTAGCACAACCTACGGGAAATCAGTAGCGCATATTTTTACTTGCGATGTGTTTTATGACGTCTACTGACGTTATGTTTTTTGTGATGTTTTTTTGCAGTACGTCTCTTTTTTTGGGCGCGGCGTGTGCGGCGGCCTCCAAATGTTTTTTCTTTTCCACAACCAAAACAGCTTTTTAATCTAGAAACAAGGCTTGGTGTTTGTTCTCTCGGATCATCAGACTTATCATAATTATTGGATACTCGTGATTCAGATGATGTCCTAGTAATGCGTGTATCAAGGGCAAGTTCATCTTCGTGTG